CCTTATAGTAGTTACTTTGCGGATCAAAGTCGTCAAAATAAGGAGCTACATTAAGATTAGTTTCCTGGGGCATGATTTCTTAGAACTGCAAGATAATTTTAACGTCTTCTTTCTGTGATGAAGACCTCGTAACTGAAGGTCTGTTGTCAACGTAAATGATGTCACCTGAGAATTTTTGGCTCTCTGGATTTGCTAACCCATTTACGAAATTCTGACCCAGATAGTAGGTACGACTATTTAGAACCGTTGAGACACCTTGGAATGCGGTGTTAATTCCTAGACTGACTGAACCACCATTAATAGTGACACTACCACCACCAGTGATGTTTGAGGTAAATTTGTTTGATCTAAATCCATAGACTGGAGATGCATCAAGAGTACCATCAGAACTAAAACCTGAGTTTGTTCTATCCTGCCAATACTTCAAAACACCAGTGACTTGATCATATGACACAACTCTACCAACAGCTGTAGATCCAAGTCCAACAGTTTGTGTGATGGTCGAGTCAGCTGTAAATACTGCTGAACTATATCCAATACCAGTAAGTCTCAGTGCATAAAGTGCACTAGCCTTATCAAGTGTTAGGATTGAAGATGAGTTGTATGATGTTGGGTTCTCAATCATTCCAACACGAGCAAACTGGTTACCTGTGATAAAATCCGGGTTCTCCGTATCATTCTCAAATCTAGCATATGTGAGTACATTATATGCACCTAACTCACGATAGATATCGGATCCATGACCACCAGCTGGAGGGACAATAACATTGAATATTGGTGAAGTTGTTCCAGTAGGAACATTACCTGCTATCAGATCAACAGTTCCGTATGAATATCCTTCTCCACCTTTTGAGACGGTGATAGTTTCAACTTTAGAATCATTATTAACAACGATAGTTGCTTCTGCACCAAACCCATCACCAAGAATAGGAACTCTTGTATATGTTGAGTTAGCAGTTCCCATACCAACACCACGATTTTTAATCGTTACAACTTTAAGTTGACCACTTGATGATGCGTTCTGTCTTATAGGTGTATCATCTGTATTTGTTTCCCAGTTATTAGGAACAGGAATATAGTTAGTCGAATCAAACTTAATAGCTTGACTTGGTTTGATTGTATACAGATACTTCCAGATGTAACCATCACCACTGTTGCCTGCCTCCCTAGGTTCCAGATCGGTGAATGTTGGTTCATCCAATGAAGGTCCACCCACAAAGTTATTCTCTGGAGTGGCGTTATTATACAAACAGATATAAACTCTGAAATCAGAGTTCATAACATAGTAGTTTGCTGAGTAGATATCAAACGAACCCGATGGTTGTGATGGGTTATTGCGAGTGATATCATTTCTCCACATATCATAAGTGATACCTGAAGCCCATTGAGTTTTTCTTACAACCTGACTGACATCAGAAGAGTTAATCTTCTTCATCGCCAACATTGTATCCCAATAATCATTAGCCTGATCCAAACTATCCTTCGGAGCAGGGGGACTAGTATCCCAATCAGATTGATAATTTTCTGGGTTAGGAAGTCCAATAAATGCATAGTAAGAATTAGAGCTGGTTTGGACACCAGCCACAAAATTCTTCGCATTTAAGATACGAAGTTGATCAGTAATTATTGCAGCCATTTTGGGAGGACTTTTTGTTATTTATCGTGGAAAAAGATTACTTTTTGAAGAGATCAATTGCCAAACTACCTGTATCGATATTGGCACCATCACTCACTCTTCTTACAAAGAAATCAGCGTGTGTAGTAAATCTACTAACACCTATACCAACAGGAGTTGTTGCAGGTGTATAATCATTCATACTGGTTTGTATAACATAATCTGTGGCGTTGGAATATGCGGTAGCAAATGTTGCTCTGTATTGACCAGCAGCTATTTGTGAAGCAGTAACTCCAGGAGTTCCAGTCCATGCCGGTGAACCACCAAGAGAAATCTCACCTACCTTACTATTAGCTGGTTCATAAACTGTTGTTGTAGAACCAGTAATTGGAAGAGCTGAAGTCGGTGAAGTGAAATTGTCTGTATATCTTGCTGATTTAGAAACTCTAATATCATCAATATTACCTTCAAATCTTCCAGAATCGCCACTTATACCATAATAACCAATGTTAAAAGATTGATTTGTTTGATCACTAATATCATTATCAATTAATTGATTACTAGTAGTTCTACTAGATTCATTGCCATCAAGATAGAAGTGAATTGAACCATTGCCAGATTCTCTTACAATAGCGATATGATGCCATGCGTTATCAGCAAATTGCGAGGCAGCATATTGCGCCAACATAAATCCAGTTCCACTATTGCCAGCCTGATTACTTCCAGTAGCGGAACTATTTCTATTATTCCAATAGAAGTTGTAAACAGTACTACTAACGTGATAATATCCAATTCTCCAGTTGTTATTAGTGCCAGTGCTTGAATGAAAATTTGAAAATAATATCGGAGAACTGGTGATATTAGTTACTGTTGGAAGGTTGGAAGAATCAAAGTAGAACCATCCTTCAAGTGTCCAAGCACCTTCAAAAGGATAATATGTGGATCCTGAATTATTCTGTGTGAAGTCTATGCCACTATTATTGGATTGTAATCTTACACTTTTTGTTCCATACTTTATCGGTGATGAAACTAGATCAACTTGACTAGTAGTCGGGGTTCGTCCATCCTTTAAATTGGTAACGACACCAATGTTTGCCTGATCGAAATTCATACGAATCATCGTATTATCCCAATCACTATCTGCCTGATTAACAGTAGATGCAGCACCTACAAGGAATAGTGCTCTCCAAGTAGTTCCATCATAGTAATATGGTTGACCACCAATTTGTTTGACTTGACCAGTGGTTCCTGCTGTACCAGCAACTGTTGGATTATTATGGGATAGTGTCAGAGATGGTGTATTGGTTACTCCAGTAGATGTACCAGCACCAACTGTTATACCAGCTCCGACAAATTGATCAGAATAAATTGTTGCCCATCTAACGCCGTTTGTACCTAAGTTATATAATGAATCACTAAATGGTGTTATGTGTTTTACGAATGTCTGGCTAGTTCCAAATCTAACATCTTCGAGAAGATCTGCACCACCATTATACCTATTGTATATCGATATGTTGCCATTGCTTACATTAAATTTAATCGCAGGACTGCTTCCGGTCGATGGAGAAAATCTAATATCAAATTGTGATGAGTTATTTCCTAGTGTAAGGTAACCAGTGCCAGTATCAAGATTAGTGCTATCTATATTCCCAGTAATACCAACCCCACCATTAAAAGTGGAGATACCACTAACTTCTAAGAAATTAGTTCTTATATTATTAGTATTACCTACACCAGAACCACCACCGCCACTATAATTAACAATATTGAGAGTAGAAATACCAGTAATACCAGCACCACCACCTACGAATTGTGTTGCAGTTAATGATCCGGTTGAAGAATTGAATGTTAGATTACTACCACTCTTAGGTGGCAAATTACCAGTAGCAGCAGTTGTGAATAGTGGGAAACATGTTGTATCACTAGACTCATCAGACACTGTAACTTGACTTGATGATCCAGTTACATTTCCGACAACTCCACCATTAGCATTAAGAACTCCAGTAAGTGTAGAAATTCCACTTACTTCTAAGAAATCAGTTCTTAAATTATTAGTATTAGCGATACCAGTGTTGGTAATAGTTACACTACCAGTCGATCCACTTAAGTTAATACCAGTTCCAGCTGTAACACTAGTAACTGGAATTGCAAGTGTTGTTCCATCGCCAATAGCAGTATAAATCTCAGTAAAATTTGAATTTGCCTTAACGGCACCATCAATTAGACTGTCACCTGTTCCATCATTAGGCGAAGAACCAGTACTTATTCCTAACTTGGCCATGGTAGTTCTATTTGGTAAAAGTATTTATTATGATGTATAATCCCTGTATTTCAAAGGTTCAAATCTAGACAGAAGACCAGAAGAAGAAATTCCAATGATTCCATTGTTACCATAGAAATTAAATTCTTGTGGTGATGTTCTTCCTTCGAGTTGAATCTTACCCCAACTAAATCTACCCATATTAGAAGCAGAACTAATTCCACCTGCGTATACGGTAAAAGTTCTAGTATCAAAGGTAAATGTAGAGGAATCGAAGGTAATCAAAGAGGAGGAGAATGACTCAGTTGAGATATTACCAACGTTGGTAAATACTCTTCTCACGGTAGTATTACCAACACCAATAACATTTTTCTCAAGGATGTAGGTGCTCTTAACTTGATACACACAATCGATGAATGATGTAGTAACTCCTATCGGGGTTCCATCATTTGATTTAGAATCAATAGTTTCATTTGTGTCAACATTTGAACTGAATACTGAGAAGTAATCACCAGTTCCAATACCACTAACGGTAATACCAGTTCCAACATACTCACTATCTCTCATAAACGAATCAGTGGGAATATAGAAATCAAGGATTATTTCATTTCCACCAGATACAGTTGATAGACCAAATCCAACTAAAATACCATAATCACCACTATAATCATCAACACCAATCTCTTCTCTTACGATAGTTGGCTCAGAGATGAGAACTAAAGGAGGATTGGTATTTGTATAACCAGTTCCGGGGTTGGTAATAGTTACAACACCAACACTACCACTAGAGAGTGACAACGTACCAGTAGCTCTTGTTCCATCAGAAGGATTAGCGATACTCAATGTTGGAGACACAGTGTATCCAGAACCAACGTTGGTTATATTAATAGAGACAGTTCCAAGTCCAGAAA